CTCTGAGGTGCTCACCTTCCCATTTGTTTCCGGGAAGGTGAGTCCTCAATCCCCGCCAACGTGCTTATTTGTTGGCAGGCGGTAGCCACAGAGATGTGGTTCCCGCGTACGACATTCGTCGTACGGTTCGTGTCGTCTTTCGACGAAATGAGAATGGACAGTCCGATGCAGAACCTCGCACAGCTGCCATCATTAGCGCACTAGAAAAGTGCCCATGAGACGAAATACCCCTATCAGGAGTAGATCGCCTACAGAACTCTTTCCACACCCAAGCTTGTCTCTGACGAGACCAACTTGAGTAGGGGGAGCTCTGAAATCTATCAAGTGGTACCTCAAAGGCCGTATCAATGTTGCCCTCATAAGGGCGAGCAAAGAAAAGGTCTCGAGGCACAACTTCAAGAAGGAGCTTGCGAACTCCTTCGAACTGAAGTTGCCAAAAAGGCTTCCTCAGAGATAGATTATGGAACTTAATTATGCTCTCGAGTGAATCGAGCTCATAATCGAGTGCTAATGGTCTAACATCTAGACCCTCAAACCAATCTGCTCCACAAGACTCACGGAAGGGACCTGATAAAAAGGTCTTATTCGTGTTGTGTCTGAATCCTATATACCTTAGCATATGTAACACAGCTTCGGCACAGGATTGTCTTACAATTATATCATCTCCATATACGACAAAGTCGTCTGGGAGTGCATACAATTGACAGACAGACGCAAAAAGAAGCGTCTCTAAAGGAAAGCAGAAGCCATTGCCCATAGATACGAATTTCTCGTATGGAGCTTTCACCCCATCAAGTTCGTATTCCTTGCTCCTGAGAGAGTTCAAAAGATCGAACCAATCAGGAGGAAGGAGTCTTCTCACTACTTCAGTAGTAATACTGTCTGAAGCAGAAGATAGGTCTATGGTTACGAACGGATCGTCTTGCCCGGGTTTTGAACCGAGCTTGGCGAGGTCCCGATTACGTCGTTGATCTGACAAATCAAGACCGACGCGCTTAAGGCATCGACGCATATAAACGTCAACACCTTTCTGCACGTAACCATTCATAAGTGGTTCGACAGCGATGGTTCTATCAACCAACGCAGTCTTTGGCACGAAAACGATTTTATTATGCTGTACAAACCGGACCTTATCGAAAAATTCAATATTGAACTTCTCGATATCCCAGCAGAATTGGTTGCCATTCGAGAACCTCTCACGAGGGGGAATGGGTTCCAATCGATCCTCATTGTCGAAGGAAGAGGGTCTCTCGCGCGAGCGAGAAGCCATCATCTCCCAAACTAGAGGATCACCTGCTAGAGCCGATCGGGCATAATGCGACGCGCTAGGCGTACATGACCAACTGTCAGAAAGAAATTTCCTGGCAATGTTGGTTAACTGACCATGTACTCCTATTGACGCGCCCGGACCAAAGTCACACTCGCTATATATACGTTGTAGATCGGGTTGATCACCGAGTACATAACGTATATAGGAAGCCATCCTTTGTAAGGATGACTCCTCGCGGCTCCAACGCCCCATATTGAGGCGATGGAACTTCAAGTTGTACCTCCTGCAGCGTTTCTCAGCTGCAAGAAATTTATCCTTTGCCAACTGTCGAGCCTGCAATGCAAGCTCTTGAGCCGGAAAAGGGTACTTCTTGATAAGTGCGACTAACTGACTCGCTTTATAAGTTTCATAAGCAGTGGCATGCAGTGCGCCACCATAAGAGTCAGCCCATTGAAGAAGTGAGGAGTATGCACCGGTGTCTAAGTACCCGGTGACACGCTCCTCGACATCTGGTGGGAAATCCGTCAGCACAGTAGCCATCAACCTCCGGTAAAGACCGAAGGCCATAGGCCGCTGTTTTGAGTCGAATGCTCGAACTAATTGTTGAATCGATGCGTTCCTTTTGGTGGACATTGCGTTCTCCAAAGTTACATGTCAAACCACCGAAGCGGTGGTCGACATAACTGACAACGTAGAATGCGCATAACACGCACGCTACGAGCCCGATGATAAAGAAAAGCCTAGACATGACGATCTCTAGAAAGAGATCTGCAGGTCTTCAGCTAAGCTCTTGACATCGGTACCGGACAGAAAACTGCCCATGTCAGCCAGCATCGCCTCAACATCGGCTGCTGCCGCGCCTACAGGCACAGAGACGTTAATCTGAACGATAGCGTTGGCCGTAGTGGTCAACGCATTCGTCAGCGTCAGAGTGCGAGTCAGCTTGGCAGAGGACCGGCCCACGCCACTGAATAGTGCGGTGGGTTTCGGGTACACACGTGTGAGTTGCAAAGCATCAGCAACGCTCAGTGTGTTCGCCGGCCCAACGTAACCAATGGCGTCCTGACCGTAACGGTCAGGCGTGAAGCTTTTGGTGTTGATGGTAAGTGCCATGAGGATAACTCCTTTAGAAAGTCGGATAGACTGCAAGCACCGATTAGTGCTTGAACACCCTATCCAATTTTTGAACTAAAAGCGCAAAAGAATCAATCAACCTGAGGTCAGTGATGACACCAGACAAAGATTGAGGCTTAAACGCAATACCAGGCCCTTGTATCGAGGGTACACGCGTCGTAGTTATGACGGTGGATTCCCGAACAACATCGGCCGGGTTAATCACTTCCACACCAGTAAGAGCTCGCGTGTCAGTACACTGAAATAACGTGTTCTGATAGTGGCGAACAGTAGTCCATTGTGAAAGTGGGCTCTGCGTAAGAAAAGGTATCGCAGCGAGGAAGAAATCTTGTACGTTGGCAAACCAATCAGCAACAAAGCTGTAAGGTACAAGCTCCCAGGGCAGAGCAAGCATACTGCTTGCATCCAACCCGAGAGCTTGAGCCATCGATACAAATTCATCTACGACGACGCCACAACGTATTTCTACGTTATGGGTATCGACGTAAGTATAGTCAACCTCGCACGAAGACGTACCAAGCGTACCACCACGTGACCCGTCATAATAGGTAAGGGAATACTTCCCCCTCCCAGTGACGCGCCGCGGGCGTTTAGGCTTGGCAAACTCTTCCAACACAGCGTTTATATCCGATAGAATGGGACGAATCCCAAATCGGTACTGCAGCCACAATGAGTTAGCGTAGTCAAGAGCATCAAGAGAAGATCTTTCAACTTTAGACCAATTCTTATATCGAATTCGATTGATAAAAGAATGGCCTTTCTGAAGAGGATCCCTCAAGAGGCCGAACGTCTGATGGTACTCAGCGATATCCTCAAGGATACCGGCAGAGTGACCTTTCGACGCAGACCAGGCTTTCGTTGCGGCTACGGAGATTGCAGATTGGACATCACTGTCAATCGCAAGGAAGCGCACGGGCATCTCTACGGCTGTATCAATATTGCCGTAGATAAGTGGAAGAACGATATCGCTGTTATGATATTGTTCATAATACTTACGAACTCCACCGCAAACACCTGGCAACGCAGGAAAACGAAGATCCGGAAAGGATCCGTTTATGCTGTATGTCTCCAGGCGGTGCGAGTACGGGTTGTTTATAAACTCGCCTCGCTGTGCACGCTTCCAAAAGTCAGGAGTCACGACATCGGTAGTCGTCTCCCTCGTTCCGTTCCACCCCACAAGACGCGACGGACCAGTAACTGTACCAGAGGTACAGGTTTGGTCCACAGCCGTCTTAAGGTCGTAGACCGGTAAAAGGGCAGATCTCTGCCGAGTACGTGAAGTACCCATGACTTTTCTCCTTAATATAAACGTTAATCACCCTAAGCCACGGACAACTGACCGTGGCTCATGAGTGAGACCATCCATACACCAGGATTGGCGTATGAACGAAAGACAGGCACAACACGGAACGAGTCAGCACACCTGTAGGCATCTACGTTAACGTAGACGGCCGCAGTTGAATGTGTACATCTCGAAACTGTCTTCAACCCACGGATCATCTGTTTCACGTCTTGATCATCGAAATGACAAAACGGGTCCACATGATTCCGCCGGAGAACCTGTATCTCCTCGATCATCGCTTTCATAGAAAACGACGTACGAAGAGTGCGAGTCCTACTACCTTCCTCCGAAGTAACTTCGGATTCAAGATGGTAGGTTCTTTCTATGGTGTTATATATAATATACATCATGATAAAATCTCCTTAAAAGGGATGAAGACAGCACACCATTGTGCATGTCCATAGTAGACCGCGGTTGCCACGCGCAGCCAGCAAAGTCTAGTTAGTTCAACTAGACACGACACTCAGCTACATGAACTTGAACTTACAGGATGCAAGAGGTTTTTAAAAACTCTATGCAGCGCCTGAGGACAAG